GGCAATATATTGCTGAGCAAAGCCAGTCACGTTGTCGATCGCAAAGCCAACGTTCTGGTTCCCGCTGTTGTCGCGCTTCGGGATCGAAACGTCGATAGCGCCAGCGATGAATGTCAGTAGCCGTCCGTCTTCTGTCATGCAGGTCAGGTCTTTGAACCCCTGACAGATGAGGATCGGATCGGGCCTGGAGGGCCGAGTAATTCGATCGTTGCAATCGGAAGATCCGGCCCATCCGATGCATAGAACCGCTCAAGAGCCGTCGCCATGCGCGGCCACTCCCTGTTCATTGCGATGTCGAAGATATCCGCGAGGAGGATGTACTCGGGCAGAATCTCGGCCCACCCAGCATCGATGACGGGGCGCTCACGCAACTCCAGTGTGGCGGTGAAATCCCAGAGCGAGATACTGCCGCTGACCAGCTTTGGACCGTCATAGATGTCGGTGAATCTGGCGGCATACGCACGCAAACCATCAGGAGTCTCCGGCGTCTTTAGCGGGCATTCGAACCAGTGGTAACCATCCACTAGAACATCACGAAACCATGCCTCAAACAGCATTGCCTCACTGTCGTTGAGCCTCCACCTGACGCTTGCCATAGTTGGAGTAGCGGTGAAGTGACGCCTCTGCCTCGCCCTCCCCGTCTGCATCTCCGTGCGGATTAGAGGGCTAACAGGGGTAAGCCCATAGCCCTCCCGCTGAGGCGGGCAGATATTTGGGTACTGCTTCATGTCCCGCTCCTTCGAATTCCGAATGCCTGGGCAATCGCTCTGGATGCCGGGCCGTCGCCATTGATGTCAGCCACGAACACTTCCAGGAACTCTTGTCGCCCATCTCTCCGGCGCTCCACCTGGCCTGCACGGGATTTGTTCTCCACGATGTTGACGGTGGTATTCCCGCTCTGTCCCTGGTTTGACCGAACGTCGTCAAGCGTCCGGTCTAGCTTTGCACTTGTCTCTGCGGTCGTTACCCGCTCGCCCTTCTGGAGTAACCAGGTGCCGGTCTCCGGAACATCATCAATGCCATCGTGAGCCATGCCAGCAAGGGCGGACGCAGCAACTCCGGCAACCATTGGAGCGGTGATGCCGGCAGCCGAAGCAGCCGCCGCCGGAGCCAACAGCGGGCCTACGATTGGGATTGCAGCGGTGCTCGCAAATGCCGCCAGTTGAGCCTGGAAGGCAGTTGCTTGTGCGTTCGCGATGAGAGTAGAGGCGGCGCTAGCCTGAGCAGCTTTCCCGCTCACCAGTTGCACCGCCTGATAGACCAGCCATTGGGCGGCCATCTGCGCGAGGGCATTGATGATGCTTGTGGCCATCGTCTGCGCGATGTTCTTGAAAACATCGGCAAGACTCTCGCCGTCCATGATCATCGAAGCGATGCCGTCTCCTACAGCAGATGTGAGCCCGTCCAGTGTCTGCGTGGTGAAATCGGCAGCCTGTTGTTGATAATCCGTGGCCGTGTCGCGGTAGTTTTCCCAGGCAGACGTGACGCCATCCAGCCAGTTGCTCTGAGCCTCATCCTGAGCCGCGTAGTACTCATGCTGGATTTCCAGACGCTCGGCCAGAGCCTGGCGGAGGAGGTCAGTTTCTTGGTCGTAGAGTTCCTTGCTGATTTCTGCGCTGTTGAACTGCTTCTGTAGATCGGCAAGCTGTTTGTTGTAGCCCTGCTGGATCTCCAGGTCTGCCCGCAGTCGCTCTCTCAGCTTGTCGCCGCTGCCCGATCCGGCCAGTTCAATCGCAAATCCTGCCCGTGCAGTTGCGTTCGATTCATTGAGCGTTGCACGGAAAGCCTGAGCTTTCGCCGCATCCTCGTTCGCCTGCTTTAGCTGCTTCAGGCGGTCAAGTTCTTCTGCCAAGCCATTCAAGCGTTTCTGCTGCTCGGCATTGATGCCAACCAGCTTGCCCGACTCGATTTCGAACTGAAGCTTTGCTACCTCGGTGGCATCCTTGCGCTTGTCGACTTCCGTGTTGATGAGCGCTATCTGTCGCTGATACGACTGCTCAACCGTCTCGTAGGCGCTTTGCAGCTTCTTGGCAGCAACCTGGGCTTCTTTCCCCGGCGCCTCGAACGTCCCGGTCTTGTTCTTTTTCCTAAGATCATCGAGGAGCTTGGCTAGCTCTTTCACTCGGCCATTAACATCACCAGTGCCGGCGTTACCAATGAACTCCAGAACTTCGACGATCTTCTTGCCGGAGCCGACCATGTCTTCGGCAAAAACCGAAGTGCTTGCTTTCACTCCGTCCAGATTCTGAACGAATCTCTTTGCCCACCCAGCCGGCCCGGAGGCGATCTCAAGCCATGTAATCCCCTCGAATGCAGAAGAGGCTACTGCCGCAGCGCCGGCAATCGACTTGCCTACAAGCTGGAAGGCTCCAACAGTGGCTACCGCCGCTCCGGCAACGAGCTTCAGCGTGGTGACAAGAAACTCCCCAACGGCGACCATCGATGTCCCATCCTTTGAAACATCGAGTAGCTTCGTGGCGAAGTCGCTCAGCACGGGAATCAGCGCAGACGTAAGTTGGTTCTTGAGTCCCGTGGTGCTCTGTTCTACAAGCCAAGTGGCCGCCTGAAGCTCGCTAGCCGACTTAATCGTCTTCTCGTCGAGAATCGCACCAGCGGCCTGGGCGGCGTCACCAAAGGTCTTGAATCCCTCAGCGTTATTGCGAAGCAATGGGAGCAGCGCAGTCGCATCGCTCGCAATGGCCTCAAGATAGAAGGTCATGTCCGACTGGCTGACCTTGGCCTTTTCCAGGCTTGAGACGTACAAGCCAAGGGCCTGGGGGCCGCTCAGATTCCGGAACTGGTCTGCGGTCACGCCAACTTTAGGCGCTACGTTCTCGAAGAAATCGGCAAGCGCGCCACCGCCGGTATTGAGGAAGTCGCCTACCTTGTCGTTCACATCCTTGAAGATGTCAGCAAGCTTCTCTTGCTCAATGCCGACCAACTTTGCGCCGGCCGCATACTTCTGAAACTCAGTCGTGCTCGCATTGGCAACGCTAGCAAGGTTTGCGATTTCATTGGCATTGCGAACGGTGGAGACAGTGAGAGCAGCAAGCGCGGTGATTCCTGCCGCAGTGGCAGCGCCAATCGCAGCCCCCACCTTTGCCGCATTTTTCTCGACCTCTTTGCGCCACTTTTCCGACCGGCGCTCGGCGGCATCCATGCCGGCCACGAAGCCGCCAACCTTGGCGATGAGATCAAGCGTAAGCGTCCCTAGGCTGCGTGATGCCATTACCGGGCTCCAATGAAAAAGCCCGGAATGATCCGGGCAAAACGAAGGACTAGGCCCAGGTCTCGAGGGCCTGATCTAGACTGATTACGGGTTCTTCTTCATGCGGCATGAAGTCGTACAGCTTGTACGACTCCTTGCTGTGCGTATTGGCGTAGAGCGCGGCGAGCAATGCCGATCCACGCTCTACCCTCATGCCGATATGGAGACTCCCGCGCTTGCTCCGGAACTTGCACCAGCTCAGGAACTCCCGGTAGGTGAGACGCGACTTGGCTTCTGCGATGGTTCTGCCGCCAATCCCGCACATCACCAGCTCATGCCACACCTCATCTAGTTCGCTGAGCTGGTCGTCTTTCCCAGGTTGTTCACCTCGGCGATAACGGTGAGCAAGGCGATGGTCAGGTTTCCATCCAAAGCGCCGCGACCGGGGTCGGCCTCGCCGGTGATATCTGCCGGCGTGAACACCGGCCGCCCCTCTTCATCCACGATTGACGCAGCGATTCGACCCGCTACGCCATCCACCTTGCCATTCATGGCCAGAAGGTCAGAAACAGCAGTGCTGTACGACAAGGGCCGGACGTACACGGTTGCAGTCAGTTCCTTGTCGCCCTGCTTCCAGGTGATCTCTTTTTCGATGGGGGCGCCGGTGAAGGCGCCAGCTTCTTTTAGGGAATCAATCGACAGATGCATGACCACTCCTTAAGCGGATTTGCGAATCCAGGCGGAACCGCCGGAGCGCTGAATGGTTGCGGTAGAGGTCACCACAGCGTTGGCTGCGAAATCGAACGGGAAGTCGCTCACATAGCCGCGGAAGACGAACCAAGTGCGCGTCGGTGGCAGAACGAAATCCCAATCACCGTTGCTGTCCTGAGCCTCGGTGGGTGCAATGCCGATTCCGTCAGACCAGCCAACCGCGAAAGCGATGTCCTGATCGATCTGGTCGTCAGACTCGGACAATTGGTAGAGGCGGATATGGGAGCTGTTGCGCGGGTCAGCGTTGAGGGTCAGCGAAGCCTGTCCCGGCGTGCGCAGTCCGCGCAGGTAGCGCCGAACAGTTTCACTGAGGCATGTGGTTTCGATCTGGTCGGCGGGGTTGCCGCCGGGGTTGAACGCGGTTGCGCACTCGACCTCGATTACTTCGTAATCACCAGTCGGGCTGCCGCTAGAATCTCTGGACGGAACCAGGGCATAGATCTGGGTTCCTTGAGCCAAAATTGCCATTGTGTTTCTCCTGTGGCGGGTTTCTTGGAGCACAAAAAAACCCGCTCAAGGCGGGTTGGTCGGTATTGGTTGGTCTATCGCTGGACTATCCAGTCGATGTCAAAGCTGACTCGGTAGGTCTTGGTATCAGGGTCAACAGATTCCCCTCCCCAGCGGACTACATAAGCTGATAGCTCAATGGCGTCCCTGATGGCCTTTGCTGCATCTCTGGCTTCCGCAGCGGTGGCTGAGAAAATGTCCACCTGGATGGTGAAACCATCGGCGTCAGGACGGCCCCACAGGTAGTTCTCTGGCGACCCCGATATGGTCTGCCATGTTGCGTACGGTTTAACGACGAGCTGGGGGGCCAGGCCAAACTGATACATCCTCAGCGGGGACGCGCCAAGGATCGCGGTAACAGCGGGACTACTTGAGCAGACCTTAAAGATTGGCGGGTACATCACCCCTCCAGAATTTTGTCTATTTGCTTTTCTAGCTCGATGGCAAACGCATTCGTCGCTTCCTGAACGGTGGTCTCAAGCGCTGGCCGCATGAACGGCTTCGCCCGCGTTCTTTCTGTGCCAAACTCAACCAGCCGCCAGTACCAGGTATCGCCCCCGGGATTGTTCCTACCCTCCCCGCTGAGTTCTCCGTACTCGCTCATATCCCGAGCGCCGCCGCGGACTCCGATTCGATAGCCAAGGTCGCCGGTCTGGCGATTCATCCTGGTCATCCACTGCATCGCAATGTTCTTGGCGATCATCTCGCGAGTGGTTTTATCGTCAATCCCTCTCGCATTCTGACGCGCCTGAGCGCGGACTATTGAGGCTGCTCTTGCCAGGGCACGACGGCCGCCTTTCTTCTTCACCATCGGCGACATTTGGCTCAGCTTCTCGATGACCTCATCCATCCCGGTCATGCTGAACTCAACGGTATCAGCCATGGAATCTCCGGAACGCAAAGCTGGTGATCCCTTCTCGGCCGAGGTCGGATTCGCGCTCGTTGATCTCGACGCACCCGAAGTTCATCTTTGCAAACCAGCCGATTAGGCCGCGCACGCTCCAATAGTGGAGGTGTTCGCCTGGCTTGAAGTGCTTCGACTTCAGGCAATCGGCCTGGTCCTTGTAGACGGGCATGGAGACGAACAGCCACTCGCCAACATGGTCGAGCAGCTTCTCCGGCTCGGGAATGTGTTCCAGGCTGTCCCAGCAGGTCACAGCCTCTGCGTGGTGCTGGTACGGGTCGTAGTAGCGCTCCTGCGCCCTCAGCCAAGCCACCGCTTCCGGATTCACGTCAAAGCCCATCGCGCCGGACTCTGTGACGAAACGGCCTCCGCCGATACCGATGTCTACCACCTGGCCGGCAAAGTGACGGCGCACCAGATCAATACGAGCCTGGGTCAGCGCAGCGCCCATCGGGGTAGCGTCAAGCAGCTGGTACTTCTCGAAATACGGTCCCGTGTAGTCCATCGGAGGGCGCGGGTGGAAGCCCATGCCAAGCTCTTCAGACCAGAGCAGGCAGTCGGTCAACACAGGCGGCAAAGCGTGCGTCATGCCTGGCCCTCCTGCTCACTTTCGAACAAGCGGAAGAAGTGCTGTTTGAGTCGTTCGTAACCTGCTTCTGTCAGGCAAAGGTCAACATACTCCCGACCGTCAACCAAATAGGAAGAGAGCGATTCGAGGTCAACAGTCGGGATCAATCCCTCATCGGAGCCGAGAGCGTATTTCGTGGTCATGGTGTCATCTCGATTTGAAGTGCGTCAGCCCACTTCGAAAATTTTCTTTCGTAGTCGGTGATTCTCTTGTCGCAGTTGTGTTCTTTGAGGGTGCAGCGGCAGAACCTGTCGGGGACCGCGAAGGTGATGCGGGACAGGTCCATGCACTTGTCGGTGATGTGTTCCGGCGAGTTGTAGCCGCCCTGGCCGCCGCAGATGATCCAGGCCGGCACCTTGGCGGCGATGGCGGCCGGAACGATCCAGCCAATCCCACCGATTACCGCGTCAGCGTGCTGGAGCAGCGCCAGCAGTTGTTCAACTGGCAGCTCGCCCTTGTGGAACTGGATGTCAGCCGGCGGAAGTGGATCGAGCGCCCACTCCTTTCCCGGCTCCAGGTCCGCCACGGAAACCACTTTCCAGCCCCTGCGGCGCATCTCTTCGGCAGCGCTGGCGATGTACTCAGGCAGTGGGTTGCGCGTGTCTGCACGCCACTCAGCGCGAACCGTGGCTGGGCGAACCAGCACATAGCGGCCATTGACCGGCGACGGGCCGAAGTCAGGCAAATCGAACGCACCGGGCTCGCACCGGAAAGCTTGTCGCAAGCCCTGGATAATCGGCATCTGTCCGTATGCGATTCGTAACTGTCCGCCACCGAAAGGCTTGTGCCACTGCGCCGGGCGCTGGACGTTCTTCGCCTGCGTGCGGAGCTGGGTGTATGGGCGCACGCATTTCACATCGATGTCTGAATAGAGTTGCGGCCATGGCGTTTCGAGATAGGCGCCCCGGTGCTTCTTCACGAACGCGCGCGCGTAGATATTGTCACCAAGGCCAAGCATTCCGCGAATGAACAAGATTTCTCTACTCCAGAAACGACGAAGCCCGCTCAAGGCGGGCTTTCGTTCGTCAGGGCGGGGTTAGGCGGCTTCTAGCCCGAGCACCATCTGCAGGCGGTCGCGCATTTCGTCCACGCGATGTTCCAACATAGGTTTTTTGAACTTCCAATCCGCAAGCCCTTTACCGTGAAGGCTGGCCAATTGGCGCCCATCCTCAAGCTGCTTGCACGCCCGGTCGAACGCCTGTTTCTCGGTCAGCTCACCGCGCAGCAGTGCGTCAATGTGTAGGTCTGCCCAGACAGCAAAGTCGGGCGATATCCAGCGAGCAAATGCCACGGCCAGCTTTGGGTGAAGCCAGGTGCCACCGCCGCGCCCACGTTGGCCGCGAATCAAATCCCTCGAATCCGAGGTATTTAGATGGCGAGCAAGCGCCTCGATGTAGGCTTCGGTTTCCTTGTTGCGCAGCCAGTTGTCCAGTCGCATGCCGTGAGCCGCTGCGATGTCGGTTGCGTTAATCCATCCCTCGCTATTGAAACGCACCGGTTTGCCTTGGTAGTGAAATGGAATGACGTTGCTGCTCATATCGTTACCTCGCTCATCAGGCGAATAGAAACGCAGCGGGGCGGACGGATGAGCGACATCCGCCGTTCGGCTGTACGGGCCTAGCTGCGTGTTGAGCGCCCTTGCGGGCCAAATAGTTACCGACCGTCCGTCAATCCATCAGAACAGCGCAGACGCCACTCACGGCGAGCGGTGACATCGGTCTCTGCGCTGGTGATGTTGTAGACTCGGCCATCCCAGACGACCCGCCAGGTGTACAGTTCCAACCGCTCAACGGGGAACCACCGACAGTTGATCCTGGCAGTGGTCTCTGCCTGCGTAGCGTCTGCGGCGATGAACTCGCGACCTGGCCCAGTCAGAACCTCTGCGGGCAGGTCAGCGTGACCGGAGAACAGAACCGTCTCCCAGGTCGTCGTCTCTTCTCCCGTGTCAGGGTCTTGTGTGTGGACCTGCCGCTGAAACTGAATGCGGTGGCGCATACGGTAGGCCAGCATTCAAACCCCCAAGCCGCATCTGTACGGCATCAGCTTCACTTCGGCCGCCTTGCGCAGAGTTGCGATTTCTTCGGGAGCAGCCTGATAGCTGGCCTGAAGCAAAAGAAGCACTCCGATGACCACGCTAGGCGGAATGCCTGGCTCGCTGCTGACTACCTCACTGCTCTCTTCGCAATTGCAAAGGCCATCAAGAGACTGGCGCCACATGAATTGGCAGGCCTCGTCTTCGGCCCCGTCCAGCAGCAATTGGAGCTTGGCGTCATCCCAGTCGTGGATCACATCAAGGAAGGACTTTGCTTTATCAAGCGGGATCATGCTCATTCAGCACTTCCTCCAGCGGGCGTCGAGCGAAGCAGGTCAGCGCTGTTTCGCGAGTGCAATTGATGATCTCGATTGTCGGGTTGTTGCGCTTCAGGCGCTCGAACTCGGACGGCCACTCCGCGATCTTGCCGGCGCTCCCGAGCCCTTTCGGGTGGTCGCCGTGCCAGTGCGATTGCCCATTGGTTTTCTGCATGTCATAGCCCAGCAGGATGATGCGTTTAGCCCCCCTGACGATGGCCAAGGAAACTGCGCCGCCGCCTGAGTTCCTGTAGTGCTCGATGCGCGCCGTCTTTATTCCGAAGGGATTGGCGCTGAGTGTCAGAAGCTCACCACAGAAGTTTGCTTTAGCCTCCGCGGCGTATCTCTCCCACCAGGCCTTATCCATTGCCCACAGTGCATCAGCCCAGGGGGTCAGTCGGAACGTTGTGTTCGTGCAGATGGCCGCCCTCTGCGGCGAGGAGTTCCGCCACTCTCGGACTCGTTCGCAGTCTTCTGCTGTGAGGCTGGGGCCACTTGCGAGGCAGACAGCAACTCGCCAGCCACAGGCTTTGGGATCTCTGATTCCACAATCTGGCAAAGACCGCGCGCCACCAACTGGCGAGCCAGATGCTCGGATGCAAGGTATGCATCACCACCAGCCTTTCTCACGCGACCGCCGTCCAGGTATGAGCGAATTGGCTTGATCATTACGTCAGGCATAGTCACCTCAAAGAAAGAGGGGCCGGTCTCCCGGCCCCTTCCAGTCAGCTGGCGGTCAGCGAACCACTCACGAAAGCCTCGGGTCGATAGACCGCGAAGGCCAGCCGCTCCTCGGCGCGGATGGTGACCATGTTGTTCTCGAAGTCCTTGTCGTTCTCGGTGGAAACCAGAACCTCGATGTCCATGCGGTCGAAGATCTGGGCGCCGAGAGAGAACGCACCGGTCAGGAACTCGTCCTGAGTGATGGCCTGGGTTTCCACCACCGGCAGACGCCAGAGGGTCGGAGTGGTGCCGTTCTGCGGGCTACCGATGATGTAACGGTTCTCGGCATCCTTGGTCAGCTCGATCAGCGCCCAGTCGATGGGGTTGAGCACGATACCGCTGGCCGGGAACTCGGCCAGTTGCGCCTGAAGGATCGCCAGGCGGATGCGGTCGATTCGCTGCTCGGCAGTCACCACTACGCCGCTCGGCGGAGCGTAGGCCTGTGCCTGCGGAATGATGCCGTGCAGGTTGGCGCCGGTCCCGTTCCCGTAGAGCAGTTGACCTTCTTCGACCAGCATCAGGCCGTAACGAGCACGCGCATCGATGTAGCTCTGCAAGGCCGATGCGTCATCCAGGATCTGGCGACTTGCCTTGAACAGGTGGGCGATAGTGCGAACCGGCGCGTTTTCCAGCTCGAAGGTGAGGTCGGAGTACGGCTTCTGGGTGCCTTCCGAAACAGGAGCGGCGTTGTTGACGAAGCCGGTTTCGCGGACGTACTCGACGGAGTTCGACTCAGTGGTGCCAGGCGCAACCAGGTCGCGGATGGTCAGTCGACGCTGCGGAGCGGCAACGACACCGGGGCGACGATCAGGAGCAACCAGGGCGCCGCCAGAGCTGTCGATGGAGGTGATCGCCGAGCGAGGCATGGATACGCGATGCGAACCGCGCAGGGAGCTAGTTACACCCTGCTCTTTCAGGCTCTCTGCGACCATTTGGCCGGCGGTCTTCGGTGCTTCTTCGCCGCCGTCACGCTTCTCGTTGGCCAGCATGGCTTGTTCCGCGGCGCTCAGTCGTGCTTGCAGTTCGCCCTGAGCAGTCAGCAGTTCGTCGACCTTGGCGCGGGTTTCCTTGTTCATCTCGCCGAAGTTGGCGATCTGGGTGTTGACCTGTTCGGCCTGGGACTTGATCTGGTCGCCGACCTGCTTGAGGCTGGCGTTCAGTTCGCCGATTTGTTTTTCGAAGTCGCTCATTGCGATTCTCCTTGGAGGAATTTGGTGATGTCTTGTGCTGCCCGTAGTGCAGCGGAGAGGTCAGGAGCGACAGCGCCAGGCATATCGGTCGGGGTGTCACCACCCCCGCCAGCAGCGCCAAGCATGCTGGTCTTGAAGTCGTTGATGAGTTCATTGCGCTGGCTTCGCGGCATTCCGCTGCGAGCCAGGGCGGCATCCATTCGGCGCTTGGCCAAGATGGCTTCGCTGCGGTTGCTGGGAGCGCTGGAGATCTCATCGGACTCCAGGAAGGCATCTGCCCACCCTTTGTCGACGGCCTCGCGCCCACCGATCCAGGTCTCGGCGTCCATCTGCTTTACGATGTCGTCGATGTCGATTCCCGTGCGCTGTGCGTAAATGTCAGCCAGCGTCATGTCGAATGGCTCCAGCCAGTCGGCGATCTCGCGCAGGTCGTTCCGATTGCCCATGGCGATCAGCCAGGCGTTGTGGATCATCAGGAAGGCGGCGCGGCCAATGCGGATCTCATCCCCCGCCATGGCGATGAAAGAGGCGGCAGAGGCAGCCAGGCCGATGATGTTCACCGTGACCTTGCCCTTGTGCTCGCGCAGCAGGTTGTAAATGGCCAGGCCTTCGAATACGTCGCCGCCAGGGCTGTTGATATTCACGGTCACATCGATATCGTTGCCGATGGAGCGCAGAGCGCCAGCAATGCGTTTTGCCGTGACACCTTCACCGGTCCACCAGTCGTAGCCAATCGGCTCGTAGATGGTGATCGTGGAGTCCGGGTTATCGCCAGAAGCTGCTCGAAGCTCAGGACGCCATGCATCTAGCGCCTTGGGCGCCAGGTCGCACTGGACGCCCGAGCGCGGGCGAGCCTCCGGCGCTGCCGGAAGATTTCGCAGAGTCATGGGTTACTCCTGTGTTTCTTCGAAGTCGGGCCCAGGAACTTTCAGTCCTGCACCATGCTGATTTACGAGTTGTCGCGCTTCGTCGGCGGTGATCATCTTCCCAACGCCGAGGTACGCCTTTTGAACCGCCTCTACGGCGGAGAGCTTTCTTTCGCTGCCCCCCCCAGTTGATCTAGGGGAACCAGGTTGGACTGGACGGTGAGAATGTCTCCGCCGGGGAGTTCTGGCAGGTTCTCTTTCCGGCGACCTTCGTTGCGGGTCATGAAACCGTTTTGCGCCATGGTGCTGTACCAGGCAGCGCGACCAGCGCTATCAGCCTTCAGGAATCCCTCAAGTGAGAACTCGGCGTAATAGCGAATCCGCTCGGGCGCAGTTAGCAGCCGCTTGTTGACGCACTGCTGAATCTGATTGGTGATCGAGCTGATCGAGAACGTCAGGAACGCGAGCATCTGCTGTTCAAGCCCTGTCCCCCAGTTGCTCCCCTTGTCGGTCTGGCCGATCATCCAAGGAGGTACCCCGAACCATCTGCAAATCTCGATCACGCCATGCTCTCGCGTCTCCAGCAACTGAGCATCGACCGGATTGATGCCGATTGTTTCAGGGGTAATCCCCTGCTCCAGAACCGGCGATCTTCCGGAGTTCATCGCGCCCGATACGGACTTCACATACTCCCTGAACTCCTCCCGCTGCGCAGGCTGGAGAATGCGGTCAACCTTGAAGGCGACCGTGGGTAGAAGTCCATTTTTGAATGTGCCGTTGGCTGCATCCTCCGCCGACATGACCGAACCGAAGACATCAACGCCGTACCGGATTGCAGAAAGACCAATTCGACCATCCAGCGTGAACGCCGGGATGTGCAGCATGTTTGTGCGCTCGATCTCTCTACGAGCACCCTTCTTTGGCGTATAGAAGTACTTCAGCCGACCGTTGTCATCACACTCCAGGTCGACCCGCGAAGGAAGCAGGAAGTCCAGTGCAGCCGGCCTGCCCGCAGCGCGGCGAATCTCCGCGTATGCGTTCCCCCAAAGCAGCATCGATGCGACCATGGCCTGCCAGAACTGGAAGGCCGTCATGTCGTCGTTGGGGCTGTTGTGAACAACATCGTAGAGCGGGAACGAACCGAGCATCGACTCTGCTTCCGTCCGCTTTCCGCTCGTACACTCCAAGCGGAAGACCGGCGACAGAAGTAGAGATCAAGCGAACGCAAGCCCATACCGCAGACAGCTTCATTGCCTTGTCGACAGTGACCTTTTTCCCGCTAGACGACTCTCGCCCCAGGAACTGCGACCAGAACGCGCCATCTGTCAGGCGGATGGTCTTATCCCCCCAACCGAACAATGAAGACCTGGGCGCAGACGTAGCACTGCTCAGGACTTTTCCGAGACTCTTACTCACTGGTCAGCCCCTTGCGAATGAACGCCGCGATGGCGAAC